ATCTTCTGCTAATATAAAAGTTATTCCACTGTTTGAAGTAAGCTGTGTCCCCTTTTTTATTATTGGAAGATAACTAGGATCAGGTTTGATAATAAAATCATCATCATTGTCTATATCTGTCTCAATAAAGAATGTTACATAAACACTTGAAGGAGAAGCTACACCTCCTTTTACTCCTGCTTTTTTAAGGTGACTTTCAATATTTCTTGTATTTGTAGCAGTTTCATAATTTAATTCATTAAACTGTTGCTCAACAAAAAATGTTAGTGAGTCACCAACAATAGCAGCAAAGTCTAAAAACATCCCTCCCAAAGAACTCTCTGAGAAGTCAGTTATTTGTTCTGAAAAGTTTGAACGTGCATATTGGAATAATTCGCTTCTAAAATCATCAAAAGTCTTGTTTATATACTGACTTTTCCTTTGATTTTTTAGCTTATTTGTAACGTTAACTGCCATTATATTGATCTCCTCAACATCATTTCAAATGTAATACTTTTATCTTCAAAACCCTCTATTGAGTATCTTATTATAATTTTATTGTATGCAGCATCTTTTTTGTTTTCTAATTCAACCAACTTGCTTTCAAAGTCAAGAAGTTTAATAAAAGGAAAGTATTTGTTTGTAGCTGCGCCTATTTCTTTCATTATAATGTTTTCTAAATCCTCGTTTTCAAGGTCTGTCCTGTTATATATTTCAGAAATTGATAATCCAAAGTCTGGTTTACAAACAACTTCCCCTTTTTTTGTTGTTAAAAAAGTTTTATAGTTGTTAGATACTTGAGACAAAATATCTGTGTTCATTTTAAACAACGACTCATAAGATTTTGTGCCTCTGCTAAGAGGGAATCTAATGCCAAGAGGAATTACTTCATTTTTCTGTTTATGTTCATTTTGTATTTTTAGTAACTGAACTTCGCCAGAAGATTTTCCAACATTATTATAATTAGTCATTGCTCACCTCGAATATAAATATTTAATAGACAAAGTTGCTTATGACGTTTTACTTATTTTACTTAAAATCTTGTCTATGTTGTTTTCAATAGCCTCTAGTCTTTTTGAATTAAACTCTTCTCTTTTAGACTTTATTTTAACGATCTCAGTATTAAAGTTATCAAGGACTTCTTTGTTTAGCTTGTCTATTTTTAAAACAGCATCTTTTAGATTGTCATTTACTTTTTGTATTGCATTAATTGTCTCTTCAAATGCAGGAACTAATGCAGAACCAAAAGTCGGGACAGCTGCAGCTTTTGATAATACAAACCCTAACGAAACTTGAACATCAACAAAGCTGTTTTCGATTTTTTCTTCAAGTGTGGTTAGATAGTTGTTGTTTAATTCCTCCATTGTACTTTTAGTTTTAATGAAAAGATTTTTAGTATCATGCATATCTTGTCTATTAATATCAACAATTTCAAGAATGTACTCTTTTAAATGATTCCCTAATACTAACGGCTCACTGTATTCGCTTTCGCCCAAGTGAATTAAAGAAATATTGCTTTTTTCTTCACTTTCTGATTCATCTAATAACTTTTTGTCCTCAAAGTATTTATAATTGCCTATGAAAATTCTATTTGCATCAATAAAAGCGTCACCTTTATTGTCTATTCTAATGAGCGCACTCATGTTTCTCGAAAAAGTATTTGAGTAGTATTCTTTTATTAACTTAATTCCACCATCACTAGTTCGAGAAAATAAATTAATGTTACTTGAAGACAAGCTAATAGTCGAAGTTTTTTCACTTGTTTTGTTAATGTAAGAATTATTATTGCTAAAGAAATTATTGTGCTTATGATCTTTTCTTTCTTCATCTTTACTACTTTGACTTTTGCTTAAATCAACAAGATTAGATGGAATATGTGAAACAAGATATTTTTCATCTGCTGTATCTGAATTGTATGTAACATTAAATGTTCTAAGAAAATCCTTGTCACTATTAAAACCTTCAGAGACAGATATTCGAGATGCATCACTTAACGCTCTGAATGCACCTTCATTTCCTTTGAAAACATTTGAATGTTCATTTAAATAAAACATCTCTGGGTTTTTAAAGTTTTCTTCTTTACCATCTATACTAACTTTTAATGGATATGAATCTGAGTCTGTATTTGTCATAACGTGAAGTATGTCTTGTATATCACCTTTTTTGTCAAAAATGTTGCCAAACGTTATATCAGATCGATTTTCGTTAAAAACAAACTGACCACTGCCTGCTGATATTATTACTTCACCTTTTCCAGCTGTATTGTTTGAAAGATTATTGTTGTAATATCTATCTGTCGTTAACTTTATCTGAGTGTTATTTGAACCTTGAAACACCAAGTCATCAGAATGACCCTGCGTTAATGGAATACACCTTAGTGGATATTTGTTCAAAGAAGAAGAAATAAAGCTAATTTCTGAAGACAATAAGTTATTATCTTTATCGTCGAACGGGTTTGTTTCAAAAACTATAGAATTTAGATTCTCATCTATAAATTCTTTTCTAATTTTTTTTGATCTAGCTTTACTCCCGACAGGCTGTATTTTCCTGATTGTATTATCAAACATGATATCTCTATCATTATAAGTATAATTTACATCTTCGCTGAAATTTAAACCGTGTACTCTTGAAAGCCAGTAACTGTCGATATCATACACACTGTTTTTATCTTGCTCATAAAGCCATACAAACTCACCTGACTTTACTGGTACTTTTATATGTGAAGAAAAAAATGGGAGAGAAATATGATATGAATTATTAGTAGAATTAATTGATTTAGAAAAAACAGTATTTATTGGAAGTGACGATAGAAAGTATTCTAACGAATCGTTTTTATTTAGACTCGTTGTTTTACCAAACAAGTTGTTTTTTAAATTTGAAGGTAATAAACTCAACAAATGAGATACTCTTGTCTTTTTTTCTAAGACAAATATTACTCTAGCTTTTTTAAACATTTTTTAACCTTGATTGTTTATCTTACTAAATATATCGTCTTCTGATATGACTTCGGACTTTTCTTCTTCTTTTGCAATCAATTCAGCTAGCTTTAAAATCTGGTCATTTGATTTGCTCATTCTCTCCATATACTTTGACATTATACTTCCAATATTCATATGTTCGTTAACACCTCCTTGCATAGAAATATAAGCATCATTAAAAAGCATTTTTGCTTTTTCTCTATCTTCTAGAGAATTCTCATAAATTTCTTTCCACAACATTTTTTTTTTGTTTTCTAATGTATCAATACCATCAAGAATGTCAGCAAAGTTTTTAATTTGATCTTCTTTTTTATTGTTTTCTTCTAATACACTTGACATTTTTAATCTTTCCAGTTTATATTCAAATTAATTAAAAAAATCAAATTCATCATTTGCAGATTTGATTTTTCTATAATGTTTTCTTATTGTTGATAAGCTCGAACTCAACTCAGCACTATTCAATCCTGATATTTCTCTTAAATAGACAAAAACTGCTCTTTTGTTTAAATAATCAAGGTTTTCAACATTATTAAAAACTTGATTTATAGCGCTGATACATCTCATGTCTTTTTCATCTTTTAACTTATGTTTAATAATACTTGTCATTTTTACAAAGGCAGGGAGAAAATTTTCTTGATCAATGTTGTCAATATATTGTTTACTAACATCTGGTTCTAGCCTATTAAGTTGTGCTTTTTCATAGGTACTCAATAGTTCACTACAATCGACTGGAACGTTTCTTTTTGAATTCTTTAGAAGACGTCTTGAATGAATTGTTAACCAGTTTTTTGCAACTACATTAAAGTAAGAAAATGCTTTCGTACCATTCTCTGGTTTCCACTTAGGAAGTGTTTCAAATAAAAAAGTAACACAATCGTGTTTTAAATGATTAATGTCCTCTGATGATGACTTAAATTTATATACAGAAACAAGATTATGAACCAGTTCAGAAAAAGCGCCGTGGATATAGCTTGTGTATATCTCGTTTTTTATTCTTTTTATTTGTGACAACTGGTATTCTACTATCTTGTCTTGTGTTTCTTGTGTAAAGTAATAATTTTTTTTATTTTTTTTTGACAAATTTTCTCCAAGCTATTCGATTTCGCTAACAGTCCCAGGTTCTTTGTGAACATTTATCGAGTTAGTGAGTACTTTTGCAACATCCAAAACATCAGTCCTAACATCTCTAATTTCTATAATCATGTTTTTTATTTCTGGGC